AGTAATTGATACTGAAAAGGAACATAAAGTTCTCTTACGTGCAATCGTGTGATGATTATTATGAAAAGTGAAATGTTTACAGGGATTGAATTTGAACATACATTAGATGGGATTCTATTTGAAAAATATGAAGATTCATTGGTGGGGCAGTATTTTGTTAATTTAGATTATTTGGTGGATCATCTTGATGAATTAATTCAATTAAGAGATGTAGTAATTCCGCATCAAATGATTCCTTTACCCGAAGTTAGAGCTGCGATGGGTGAAAGAACCGTTGAAGATTGGGAAGGTAAGAGAAAATTCAATCTAAAAAAAGAACATGGAATATATATGTGGATGGAATTATTTGATAGAGATATTTCAAGATCTATTCCTGAAATGCAAGAGGATGATATTAGGTTAGCTTTGGATATTGTTAAGAAATATCCTGAACATAAAGATCTTGTAATTAAAAGAGATGAGGAAGTAGGATAATATTTTTTTTACTGTTTTTTAATTTTTATCCAAAAGATTTTCATTTTACAGCTTAAGATTCATCCTTAAAGATGAATCTTTTTTTTTATTTTTTACTATTTTTTTCTATTTTTCCACCTTTTTATAATGAAGAGAACTAAATTTTTCATTTTTTTTATGAAAACTCTTTTTAAAAGGCATAGGACTCAAAATAGTTTTTTTGAGAATTTTAGTTCTCTAAAAACTTTTTCCATAAAAAAAATATATAAATCTTTTTAAAAGGAAGGTGTTTTACAATCAAAAAGAATGTAATAACCCAAGAAAAGGACGGTTCAGTAATAGTAACTGCTCCCGTAATGATTCCAGGAGTACCTGACTGTGACTTTGACAGGGGTGAACCTCCTTTAACAACAGAACAAATACGATATTTTGAAAAAACTTACCATGACTACCATTTAAACGATGACGAACACCGATTCGAATTCACCGGACAAACCATCACTGATTTAACTTTACTTAATGGTTCTAAGAAAAGTTACCCTAGAGGTACTTGGATGTTGTCATCACGTATCACTGACCCTGTAGCAGTGCAAACTGCTTTAGATGGGGGTTATACTGGTTATAGTCCAACAGTGAAGAATCGTGAAGTAGCTGATAGGTTAATTTCAGCATTGAAAAGTGAAATATTAACTTATCCAGAATTTATGAGTGCTTGTAAAAGTCATAGTATTGATGGTTTGATTAAAGATGTGGTGGATCCTGTTGTATTGTCAGTTAGTTTGACAAAAAAGCCATGTCAACATCATAGTAAGTTTTGCAAACATAATATTTCAGGTGAAAATATGGCAAATAATGAACCAGATGTTAAAACTAAAGTTCTAGCTGCTTTAGGCATGACTAATGAAGCTGAAGTTTCAGCTTTGAAAAGTCAGGTTGATGATTTGGATGAAAAAATTGATGGAATGGAAGAGAAATTTGAATCTTCTTTAAAATCAATGGAAGAGAACTTCACTAAAACATTAAAAGAAGTTTTAAAACCAGTGGGTTCCAGTAAATCTAAAGGAAAGAATGAAGATGAAGAGGAAGAGGAGGAAGGCGAAGGTGAAAACAAACCTAATCCTAATAAAGGTGAAACCAAACCGCCTGAAAATCCTGAAGAAGAGGAAGAGGAAGAAGGTGAGGGTGAAACCAAACCTCCAGCAAAGAAAAAGAAAGGAGCTAGTAAAAGCAGACCATTACACAATAATGGTGATCCAACTCCTAAAGAAGAAAGAAGCACTTACAAAGCAATGGGTAGAAACCCAGATGGAACTGCAAAAACAATTTAAGGTGATAAAATGGTAGATATGAATGCAATTTTAAAAGCAATCACTGCTCGTAACACTACAGGTGCAAGTAAATCCATGCGTGAAGACATGGCAGAATACGGTGGAATCTTAGACCGTGAACAATTCAACCAATTCATGAGAGATGTTGAATTCAACACATCAATCTTGAAAGATGCAGCATACAAAAAAATGAACCGTGAAAATGTAATCACTACCGGAACACTCATAGAAGGCAGAGTATTACAAGACGGTTACATGGAAGATTCCAGACAAACCAATGCTAACTTAAATCCTGCTAAAATTGGATTTGGTAAATCCGAATTAACCGCTCACAAATTAAGAGCAAAAACATTCATTGATGACGATGATTTAGAAGACAACATTGAAGGTGAACAATTCCAGACCACTTTATTATCTATGATGGGTGATAAAATCGGTGAGGATTTAGAAGCTATCGCAGTATATGGTGATACTAGTCTTGATTATACTGATCAACCTTTATACCATACTTATGACGGTTGGATTAAACAATCCACTAAAACTTTAAAATCCAGTGAAAAAGTCACTGGTAATGCTAATAGTGATTTTAATGTGCATGAAGATACTATTGAAGCATTATTTGATAGTATTATCCGTAATGTTCCTCCACGTATCAGACAATCCAAATTAATGAGCAGATTTGCTATTTATGTTCCATATGAAGTTGAAGATGCATACAGGAACCTTCTTAAATCACGTAATACTGCATTAGGAGACCAAATGCAAACCGGAGATGCTCCATTAATGTATAAAAAATATCCTATTAAATACTCTCCAATATTGGATGATGAGGAAGCAAGAGAAATCCTCGATTACGCACCAGTTGTTGGTGGAACTCCAGACCTCTGGAAATGGGGTGTTTACAAAGATGTTAAAATGGAACCTAAACGTTTAGCTGAAATAGAAAGAACAGAATTCTACTTCAGAACTAGATGTGATGTAAGCCTTGAATGGAATTCCAGTTTCACCACAGCTCAATTAGATTTAAGTGAGATGGATGTAATTCAAGATGAGGCTAAAGTATAAATGTGATTTTTTATGGCTTTAAAAAAATGGCTTGAATTATCCGTTGAGCTACGCAGAAGCTTCTATAAAAGATGGAATTATCTTGCTGGTGAGGTAGATGGTCTTAAAAAATGGCATCAGTTAAGGCCTCACCTTCGTAAACGTGAATCTGATAGATGGAATTATCTTGCCGAATTTGTTGAAGGTTTAAAAAAATGGCATCAGTTAGGACCACACCTCCGCAGAAGCGAATCTGATAGATGTAATTATCTTGCTGATACATTAAATTCTGAGGATACTACTCCAGAACCCGAACCTGAAACTCCAGTTACAAGAAATTTTGAATTTTATAGTGATTCAGAAGGAAATAACCAAATGAACAGTGGAGTTGTCGAACCAACTGGAGAAACAAAAGATAATTGTATCCAAATTATAATAACTGAAGCGGTTAATTCTGCTTTGGTAGGTCAAAAATTCTATGTTGATTCATCTGCAATTAATGGAACTATTTATCCATTGTATGTCATAGCTAATGAAGAGTTGAGGGCTGCCGGAGTTTACATTAAATTTGTTGATGATGAATAATTAAGGAGTATGATTTTTTTATGTGGATTGATGTAGATGATGTAAAACAATTTACTGGTATTCAACCTAAACATCTAAAATTATCATCAGAAGATGACAGTAAATTAGATGAAATTCTTGAAAAGTGGATTTCTCAATCTGAAGATATGATTAAATCCTACACCAATAACAAGTTCAGTGACGAGGTTCCAGATACAGTTAAAAATGTATGCTTAAGACTCACAGCAAACATGATTTCATTAGCTATAGAAAGAAGAGACACCCCCAGAACAATCGTCACAGACTGGGGCACACGTGTCTCATCTTCAAAAATATTCACTGAAGATTTAAAAGAGGATTTAACTCCTTTTATCAAAGAAAAATCCTATAAAAGCGACAAAGTATCATTCTACGCAATAACTGGTGATGACTAAATGGTGACTGTTAGAATAACAATCGATAAATCACACTTAACTAATTTAAATGAAAAAATCCCAAAGATAAAAGAAAAAGGATTGAATTTAGCTAGTCAGTACATGATTAATCGATTGCAAAAAAACAGTCCTGTAGACCATGGTCTGCTTAAAGGTTGGTTTGTATTTGATTATACTTCAGGAGAGGAAGTAAAAATTAAATCACCAGCCCATTATGTAACATTTGTAAATGATGGTACTGGTGTTTACGGGCCTTATAACACACCTATCTACAGTAAACACATAGGAAAACCTATGGCATTCCAAGTAGGTGGGCAAATGATATATACTAGAATGATAAGAGGGCAAAAACCTCAAAAAATCGTGGAAAGAAGCATAGCTGAAGTCGAAGGTAAACTCGGAAACTTATTCATTAAAGCAGTAAGGGAGGTTCTAAATTGAATATATATGAAAAAATAGACAATGTTTTTGAAATAGTCCAAGATTGTATTGAACATGAAAGACAAGAAAAAGGACTACTAGAAAACGTAAATGATGTCATCACTATATACAACAACGAATATGGCGTAGACACACCAGGAATATGGATAGTTCAACATCCAATCACAGCAGACAGTGATGATAACCTTAGTCAGGAATTAACATTGAAATTTACAATAGAATTTGTCTGTATTGAATACGACCCCGACCCTGAAACTGCTGAAAAATTAGCAAAAAAATTAGCTGGAAAAGTGGCAATAACTATTAAAAAAAATTATCGCAGACTCCAATATGAAAAATTTGAAGATAGAATCATTCATAATGTTAAATTC